AGGCACTTTGCCTGGATTCATATCACCTTCCTGCGTAAACGATCTACCAATTACAGATCCTGTTTGGAAAAACATATTTAGTGCTTCCTGAGGATTATAATTTGTACCGTTTCCTAAATCTACTTCGGCTAGCCCATCAGCATCAAGATAAACACCGTCTGGCACCATTCTTGACATTACTTGCTGTAGCTTTAAATGCGTAAGCTGTATCATATCCGCAAACCCCGTTATACGTGATACGATGCTTTCTATGCGGCCTTTATACATTCTAGGAGCTACTATACTATAATTCATTTTAACCTTAGTATAATCGCTCTTTGGTCTTATCATGTTTTTAGCCATTTCCCACTTAAGCATCCGGCCACCTAATATTTTTACACCTTCATATAAAACCTCTAATGATTGCGACAATTTAGATATTCCATATTCGGCCATTATTTCTTCTGGCGGATTGAAATCATCCGATTTAGGTATTAGTTTTATGGCACCTGTTGCGGTTTCTTTAACTTTGTATACGTCATTTGCAAATGTTTTATAATTAAAATAAAGCACTTGGACAGTGTTAGAATCGTCTTCGTCGTAATTTGTTAAAGTTCTGTCGTAAAATCCATTGTTACGATATGATTGACCCGCAATTTCTGTTAGATCATCGTCTGTTAGCCAAGGGAATTCTTTTTTTAGTTCATTCAGATGTACTCTTCGTATTTCACCAACATAATAAATATCATCAAAATAAGGTGAATCTGTATATGACCAAACAAGATCAACGGGATCAACATACTGTACTTTGACACCTTCTGCTTTTGTAAAGGTATTTTTTACAGCCGCGATGCCTATTGTAGTTAGATCATAATTGCAACGCCTTTTGGTTAAATCATATTTATTCCCTTCAAGCAAAACATTTAAAGCTTGCTCTTCAGCTAGCTCAACCTGTTGCTTATAGCTTAGCTGCATATGCAAGTCTAACTCCTCTTTGTTTTTAGGTAGGGTTTCAGGATCGCTTTCAAAAAGATTAACCCCAAAATTTTCTGCCGCAAATTCATTTAGCTCTTTGGTTTGCATATCTCTTATTATAGCCTCCATATATTTAGTACGTTTTTCAACGCCATATGGATCTTGCGAATATGCTTTTATATCAAAAGATCTTTCTGATATACCGTTTACAACTATATCAACAAACTTTGGAATAATAGGAACGGGTTTCCAATCTAAATTTAAATATGATAAATCACCATTAATAGATAATTCGTCTTTATATTTTTGTATGCCTTGTTCGCCTCGCGCATATAATCTTAAATTGTGAAAAGTGTTTTGATTACTTTTGAATCTATTTAAGCCATTATCGGTTTTAAACCATTCATTTTCTATGGCTCTACCAATAGACGTTCCATAGTCAATAGACATTTTTTCTTGATCGCTAGCTATTTGGCTTGGAAAATAATTTGTTATAACTGACTCAGCCATATTTTTATTTTTCTATTAATTTTGAAAATGCACCAGAATTAGTGTATTTAGCTATTTTTAAATTTAATTTATTTTTTTGTACTTGTGCGTTAGGCCTATATAAATTTTTATTACAAGCCATTATAGCTAATCCGGAACTAATCGCAGCATCAAATTTTGTTCTTTTATTTATATCAAATTTAGCCCAATCATTTAATGTATTGCTAAAGTACATTGAACCATATTGATTGTCTTCTTTTAATCCAACGTATTGATCAATATAAGTTTCAATTGCCGCGGCGTGTGCTTGTTTAATATCTTCAGACGAGTTGGGTATGCCTCCTATTTCTTTTTCTGTTACCGAAAGTTTATTCCAAATTTTATCTGGCCTATTCATAGAGTAACCCCTGTACCCTCTTCTTTTTAAATAATAAAGCAATCTAGGTTTATTGTTTTCACAAAGCAAAGGCATTCCGTAAAATACTAATGCCATGAGCACATCTTCAAAAAACATTTCTGCCGTTTGAGGCCTAGCTACATATTCTAAAAAAAATGTATTAGGCGGCGCGTCTTCCATGCTAAATTTGGTTAGCCCATGCAAAGCACCCTTAGAACCTCTCCCGTCTGTTGTACCAGATATATCGTAAGAGTCACATCCAAAAGCACCTATATGCTCATTGCCAGGATATTTAATACCATTTTTTTGTATTTGCTTATTTTGCAAATTAATACTTGGTACCCAAGATACTTTGAATCTACCAGATGGATTAGGAGTAAATCTAACTTTCGTATCTTTAATTCCGCTTTCCCATTGAAAACTACCTGTTGTTATTACGCCCGAAGTACTTAAATCCTCGTTGTAATCTATTTGCTCGTATATTTTTACTAAGTTAAATATACTATTTTTTGTTTCGTCTCTGAACGCGTGTTCCTCTGTGCGCGGGAACTGTCTGTAAAACTCGTTTAGAGCGTCCTGGTCGCCTTTTAAACCTTCTACCTCATTGTTCCAATGCTCAATGACTCCAACTTCGATAGCGTCGCCGTGTGGGCCAATGCAATCTGCTGATGGGGTTTCGAATACAGGCATTCCATAAGAATCAATGAATCCCTCGTAGTTCCATTCCATAGGTATGAACAAAGAATATAATCCTGACTTAGTTTGTCCATTGCGATTTCGTTTTGTAACGTCCGAGTCATTATAAAGCTTTTTAAAGTTTTCTCCACCTTTGTCTAGCGCATTTGATGTTGATCCCATCATACACTTACCTATAACTCTACTACCTAATCTTAATGTAGTTTTTGTTACACGCCAGTTATTTAATATGTTATCCGGCTTTTCCCATTTACCGCTTTCATCGTGAACTAATAATTTTAGCTTTTCGCCGTCATAGCTATTGTCACCTGTATTCTTCCAGTCAATAGTCGTGTCTAAGCCCTCTAGATCTTCTTGATCTTTTTTATTTTGTATAGATTTTCTTGTTAGCCTTGAAGCTGGTATTCTATACGCTAGCTCTGTTTTTGGACGGTCCATACCGTCTTGTATTGGGCGGAAAAAGAATGGGTAGTTTACGGATATTGGTACTACCTTGTCTGTAAACATTTTTTTAGCGTCAGAACCGGACTTTGATAATATTCCGAATCGCGCATCGCTTGATATTGTGGCCATGTTAACGGTCTCACCGCTTGCCATGAAAGAAAATCCTGAACGTCTATTTTTGAGGTAACACATACCGTAGCATCTTTGGTCTGCTTTACAAGCTTCCCAAAAGATAAAGAATAATCTGTTGGCCTCCCTAAATTCTGGGTTCCCAACGTCAATTTTAGACCATTGCAAGTACATAAAGTGAGTGCCAGTAATGTAAGCAGCCACGCCTTTATTATTGAACCAATGGCCTTCTTCTCTGCGTTTGAATTGTTCATCTATATATGGTTCCCATTTTTCTTTAAATTCTTCTGGATAATCCCTCCATTCAAAAACGCTTTGAATACGTTTTAATTCTTTAGGATATTCCTCTATTGCCCATTTTTCATTTGATTTATCAATTTTAGCAGGCGCAGGGGGTAAAGCGATTTTTAAATTTTGAATATTATAAATTTCGCCTATTTGACCAGTTTTACTAATAACTACAATATCGTGTTCTTTATTATAGCCATATTTCCATTTCTTACTTCTATTTAATCTAGATATAGTATTTTTCTTTACTGGCGTTATAACGCTATATAAAGTTTGTTGATACATTATTTAGATCTTTTTTCAGCAAACCCCTTAAAAGCTTCTTTTACAATTTCTTGCTTAGGTTTGTTTTCTAGTATTGCTTCTTCTGCTTGTATGCGAGACAATATTTCAAAGGCGTCGAATATAGCTAACTTTTTTGTAGCAGCCGCATTCTTAAGTCTATCGGCAGATATATCATCATCTGAATCAACTATGGGCTCTTTAGCTACNTTTATTAATTCCTCAACTGCTCGTTGCCCAGCTTGGATTATACTCCTCTTCGTTTCCTTGATATTCATATTTAATTGTAATTTGATTGGTTGGTATTCTATAGAGTTTTTCGTTTCCTATTATAAACTCATACTCCATACCAGGCCTAAAGCCAACAAGGTCGCCAATATTTAAATCTTTTAGCGCTGAATCTTTTACTTTTAAAACACCTATTGTAGGTTTTTCAAAGTTTGTTGAAAACATTTTGTTTTCTTTTATTGGTTTAACGAAATTAAAACCTTCGCAAGCGTTCCACTTGAGTATTCTTTTGTAAGCATATATTTGATCAGGTCCAACAAAAAACATATCTTCTTTGTAATAGCTACGGCTATTTTTTTCAACGCCTCTTATATCTCTATATCTTCTAAATACATTGTGATGCACAATTACTTCGTCGCCTACTTCAATACCGCTTGTGTCTTCCATGGGGGTAGCTATAACTACTCCAATTCTACTAACAAAATTATGGTCTTGTAAATCAGTATTTAATATTAAAGTTTTACCATTAATTACTTTTTTATTATTGTTTCTACCTGTTTTTGGCTTAACAATAAAATCATGTAAACTTTTCATTAATACTCTAAATCAAACTCAACCGCAATTGCCATATTTTTATTAAATTCTTTCCAAGGCAATATTTCGTTATTCTTTTTTATATATATCGAGTACTTATCTTCCTCGTCTATAATATTAACTATAGTATGACCGCCATACACTTCCTGTCCAACAGAGTAGTGCATGGCATCATTCTTATAATCTTTGCCTATACTAATCTTCCTTACTAAGCTCATTTTCAACAATCTCTCCGGTTGAAATATTAACAGACACTTGCCCGTATTTATCCTCTAGTTCTTTTTGGAATTTAGCTAGCTCTAATGTAGCTGCAGATATATTGTGTAATAATTCGTGCTTTTGCGCTTCTACTCCTCCAATTTGTAATTGCAAGCTATTTATAGAGCTTACTTTCTCTTTCAAATTGGCTAATTCTTGATCTTCTACTTTTTTACTCATTGTATTTAATTTAATTATTATTATTAAGTTATTGATCGTTATTTAGTTGATCCTCTATATGTTTAGTAATTACGTGTAAATCAACTTCTTTTAATTTTCTATTGCCCAATTCTATTTTGTTCTCTAGGTAAAACTTTTCTGGATCTAAAAAAAGAGACGAAAGTTGTAATATAACTTCTTCCCAGGTATTAAGCTTAGTTGCATACTGAGTACACCCTACTAAAAGCATCCATTTACCATCTTTTGTTTTTTTAATGCTAATTGGGCTTTTGTTAAAATCTATATTTATATGAGAATCTTCTTGTAATTTGGATTTATTAATCATAAAAATTTATTTTATTCTGGACAACATTCTGTATAATCAAATGTTGCTGTCCAATCCCCTCCGTCAGGTGGGCTGAAGCTTTGATTAGACACCACGCATGGGTTTATAAGACCATTAGGGTTGTTTGGATCTATTTCGTAATTTCTCATTTGAATTGTTCCAGCATTGCCATTTCCATTGCTCTGGGTGTTATCCATAAATATAGTATTTAACCCTGTTGTTAAAAAAAGTGGATTAAAATGATAAACTACCATGCCGGCTAAGGGGCAAATAAAATCTGGCTGAGTTACAACTTTGTTAGTATCGGTGCTGCCAATAAAAATAGAGCCTACTTGAGCATCTTGGTTTAAATCAAGAGCTCCAATAAATTGATTGTTTAAATACAAATCAAAATTGTCATCCCTGGCTGCGTTTTCATTACAAACCTGAAGAACAAAAACTTTATCAGGGCATGACGGAGGCGGAGGTAAAAACCCTTCCCGCTCCTGAGGCCACCAGACTCTGTTTCTTATAAGATCCCAATTCATTACTTAATAGCTACAATATCTGTTGCAGTAGTATTTCCCCCTGCTACTATAGTCTCTACTATGCACGGTAAAAAGCTACCATTAGGTATATTTTTAAATACCACAGGTGTGTCTACTGATCCTATTAGCGTAACTTCGATACTTCCCCCAACACCTAAATATAGTGCTGAATTTCTAACATCTGTAGTACCTACTACAACAGGAAAAGCAATTGATCCAAAATCTGGTTGATTACTATATGAACCCATAATTATTTTTTTTTGTTATTTATTTTTATTTGTTATTGATTTTCCCTTTTCCCAAGTCCGCCCAACAAAGTAAGCGCCATATACTGTTATTAATAAGGATTGAAAAATTGGTATATAATCTTCTGCTATTTTAAATTCACCTATATTCCCATCAAAAAATGCTAATATAGAAAATATAAAAGTAAGATATATAAGTACCATTGGCCTTATATTCTTAGACAAAAAGGAATCGGATTTCATATCAGACTCCCACCTTGCAGTTACCTGATCTTGAGCATCTTTGTCCGCTTGCTCTAGCAGCTCTTCAACTTTTAGTTTAGCCGCAAGTCTTTCTTCATCAGTAGTTACTAGATCATCTATTACTTTACCTATATCTTTGATGAGGCCTCCGGTTATAAATTGAAGAATTTTTTTCATTACTTACTGGCCTTTCTAACGGCTCTCTTAGCTTTTCTTGCTTCTCTTTCTTTCAGCCTAGTTTCTCTTTTCTTTAAACGCGCTGCTTTCTGAACATTGCCAGCAGCTAAAGCTTCTTTCCCTTTTTGTCTTGTTTTTTCGGCTCTGCTAGATATTCTTTTAACTTGTTTAACTTTTTTAGCACTAACCTGTGGGGCTTTTTTAGTTTGTGGCTTAATTTCAGTAGAAGCAGTTGGCTGTTTAGCTTCTATTGAAACCGTTTTTGCTGGTTTGCTTGATATTGTAGAAACCGCTTTTTGCGTTTTACGCGGCTTTGGCGCGTCCCATTTTCCGGTGCTTTGAAAAGACTTTGTTTGCCGCTTAGCTTCTTTAGCATAGTCGGCCTTACTCATATCCTTATAAGCACTCCCTCTGTTTTTGTAAGCCATATCATAACTTACCTTTGGTCCATGGATTACTCCTTTACCTTCTTTAACAGAGTAAGGCGTCATTGATTCGCCTTTTTTATTTCCCCCTGCCGTATAAGTAGTTTTTGGATTTGGATCGTCTACACGCTGAATAGATGGCAATTGATACTTTGGGTTTTTAACCTCACGCCCTCTTTTGTTTCTAACAAATTCTTTAGAAGAAAGCTCTTTAGCTTTTTTTAATTCCTTGGCTTTTTCCGCGGACGCTTTTGCTGCTTCTGATTCTTTTCTGGCTTTTAACCTAGACTCATTTGCTTTTTGACGAGCCGTCATATTTTTAGCCGGCGAGGACGCTTTCATTTTTACGGGTGCACCCATATTTAACAAGGGCTGCACAACGCCACCTTTCGTTGTTCTTTTAATTTTAGCGGTAATTGGTGTACATCCGCTTGAGCTTTTATCGTATGCCATAATTATTTATTTTTGTATGGTACTAGTTTATTTAATGCGTTTTTTCTTTTTTGGCAACCACATCCCCCAGGTATTTTGTCTGCTAACTTTTTAATTCCAGTTGCTGTAGTAAATTTTTCTATTGTATCGCCAAGTCCTTTTGATTCCATAATATTAACAATTCCATCGGCGTCTAGCGGCTCTACCTCTTTCAGACTTCCAGCCTTTAGATCTAGCGCAAAATGATTTTCTTCGTTTAGCTGCTTTGCTACCTGGTTTTAATTTAGACGGTTCAGTTGTTACTGCTGTTTGCAACGTACTTCCCGGATTATCTCTTCTATATTTTGCTGTTCCTTTTTCAGACATACCACCTCCGGCTGCCGCTCCTGTGCCGGT